TGAGTATCAAAGCGTGGCTTAACGCCTTCTAATCCGTGGATCTCGGCAAACCGTTCTAGTATGCCCTGCTCAAGCAATTTTTCATTGAATATGCTTACGTCAGTGTCAGCAAGGAAAGTATTATAAGCACCGTTATAATAGGTCCAATCAACACCGCCGTCCGATACAGTGCCTGTAGTATGTGTAGGAACTGTAGCACCTGTCGTTCCTCCTGATGTTGTCTGGTAGTAGTTGCCGTTATTGAAGCAATACGAACCAGCAGCAAATGATGTTGCCGTTACCCACTGACGAGGACGGACACTCCTGTCAGCGATATACTCAAAAATAATTATATCACCATTGTAATTAGCGCCTGGAGTGGGACTAATAAGGAGCTGATTGTTGCTGAGTCCCCGAATTTGGAATCGCTGATAAATGGTAGGGTTAAGTTGGAAACCTCTTATATCGGCGTAATCCTGCTCGCTCATTGGCCCTAAGATTCTCCAACGAGTCGATGAATTCCAAAAGGTTTCGTATTGGTACCATGAAAAGGCCGCTGGTAACTCGTACGTTGCCGTACCAGCTACCAGCGTGATTGACCCTGAAGCGTAACATTTAGGCCAAGGGTAAGCCTCAAAGATGTCACGGTTAATACGCTGTGCAATGGCTAGAAGCTGTTTTGTAGTCGTCTCATTGGACGTAAAGATATTGGATTCAACCGTGTATCCAGCCTCATTTGCAACGTTCGTAATAACCGTGGCTATCGTCATACTTTCCTTGGTCTACCTCGCCGTGGACTTTCATCCTGAGCCTCAATAATGCCTTCTTCTAGGGCTTCATCTGGAACAGATTGGATCACCCCCTTTCTTTCGGCACGAAGGTCAATTCCCTCGTTGGCTTCTACACGTTGCATGAAAAGCTCAAGTTTATGCTCAAGCTGCTCACGACGAGTTGTTTCACGATCCAAAAGCTGCCGTAACTTCACGACCTCATTCTGGTCGGACTTCGCTGCGTCTATCCAATCTTGTGCTAATTTGCAGAACTTAGACAAGGGTCCAAGTTTGCGTTTAATCTCATCGTTAGCTACAGCCAACTGCTCGACCGTTTTAAAGCCAAGGTACTGAAGCTCACGCATTGCAGAACCAGACATCATTGGCCACTCAGCCAATGGAGTTCCTTCGACTACAGGCTCGCTACCAGCCTTAAACCGAGCGTACAACTCAGGGTAATCGTGAATATCTTGTGGCTCAATTCTTCTTACTGTTTCATCCATTCCAGGCCATTGAATTGAAATGGATGGAATCTCGTCAAAGATTGGACGACCCTCTTTCAATGACTTTTCACGGTTCTCGTTGTAAGCAAAAAAGAACTTAATGTTAGCGCCAGAGTACCGCTTTTTAGGCTGCGAATTCCCCGACATGATCGACTGCCAGTCTATCTGTGCCATATAATCTCCGTAGTATTACGCAAAAGTGCGTAAATACCTTATAGCACTAGCCTTCAATAACGACTACAGTGTTAATTGAAGCCCCGCTTGACTGGTACACAGTGATTGGTCCGGTAGGAATAAACCCGTTAGCAAAAACAAGTCGGTTGCCGTTATCGTTGTTTGTAAGATTCAGGCACACGTTTGTAGACGTTGGAGCAATTCCCGTCAGCGTTTGTCCATTGAATCCAATGCCAATATGCGCTGCGCTGGCATTTTGAATTAAAAGAAACTTGCGAAAAGGATTAGCTGCAAGAACCTGTGTGCTGGTACCAGTTGGAATCGTTGGAGTCGTTGTTGTTGCGATGCCGCCAAAAGCTGTCATAAATTACCTATTCTTTTCCTAAGACTGCCGAAGGATCTACGTCTAATTCCTTAGCAGATATTCCCAAACGTCTTAATACATCAGAAATTTTGAAAGATTGTTTTGATTTATACCCCGCTAAAACTTGATCTAAAGAATCCTGGCCAATAAATTTTGCAATCTTAGCCAAGTTTACATCGTCATATTTTAACAAATCTTTATCGTCAGTTGTTCTAACAATAGAAGATAATGGAACGCTTCGTGGTGGCATAAATTACCTAAAAGTCGGGGGGATTGAATCCCCCCTTGTTGCTTACAGTGCCTTCGTAAACTTCAGGTAGAAGTAGGAAGTGCCGTTCGATACAACTACGAAGCAGTTAGTATCAGCATCAGCGTCCTTAACTACGCCTACAAATCCACTACCAACTGCGGCAGGAGTTCCGAACGAAGTCGTAAGCTCTGCTGCTGTTGGAGTTGTGTCATTGACGTTGTTGATTGCTTGCTTAGTACGAATACCAGCGGCGGTAGCATTAACAACAGAGGTATTAACTCCATCGGTAACTGCAACCGCAAGTTCCGCTGGCAAACCAAGTCCCATGAGGGTTGTTGTGCTGGCCATATATTCTCCCTAAAAAGGGGGGCTGTTACACCCCCCTATCGGTTAGTTTACTTTCAGGTAGCCAGTTGATTTCAGCTCAACAGTTCCAGCTCCAGTAAGCGTAGTAAGTCCTACTACGTTCTGAATCTTAGTTGTTGAGGCATCATCAGCTACACCAGCAGTTGCCGTAGTATTAAGGTTAGCGTCTGCGGCATACGATGCAGCAGCCTTACCCCTAATTCCAGAACCAACTCCACCTCCACCGATTCCACCTACCCATACCCAAAGGTATTCATTGTCAGCGGCAGCCACCTGAGCTACTCCGACTTGAAGGTTGTTAGAACCAGCATTTGTGGTTGTAAGTTCAATAGCTTGTCCATCGTCAGAAATCTTGACGAAAGCATACTGAGCAACAGCACCATCGGCCTGAACGAACATAAACTCACCTTCTGGCGCAGCACCAACGGTACCTACTTTTGCCGGAAGAGGAATAGTTACTCCATCCCAGGTTTTCTTTGCATTAACTCCGAATGATCCAACTTTTGACATATTCTGTTCCTCCTATTCTTTAAGAGTAAATTACAGCCTGAAGTGCAGGAGCAGAGCAGCAGAGGTTTCCTTCAACGATGATAACCGTGAAGAAAGCATCCTGGTCAACCGGACGAGCCATTTCTGGAGCGAGCGGTTTGAAGTCTGCGCCACGAACCATGTCGAATGTCCAATACTTAGTATTGAGAAGTCGGCATGAGTTAGTCTCAAGCACTGAAGAACCGAATCCACCGTCGAATACGAAATCGCATCCGTCGTAGCTGAGAACACGGAATCCAGCTACAGCCTTCTTTGCAGGAAGCTGAATGCGCTGAATTGCTGTGAGCGAGCTGTGGAGGTACTTCCAAGCAGTACGATCCATGAGTCCAAGGTCAGGCTGCTCGTCACCTCGTGTTACCTGCGAGATAGCGTCAGTGATTTGCTCCTGAACGTTGGAAGCTGAAAGTGTTACGTTTACAGCAAGGTTGCGAGCCCAAACGTTAGCAGTACGGTCAATAGAACCGTATGTGCCAGACGAAGGAGATGTCGAAACTGCTTTCTTAATACCGTCAAACTCAAGCCCAGCCGAACCAGTTCCATCGCCACGAAGCGAGGTAGATACGGTGTTTTTAAGACGGCTGATTGCAGCCTTCATCTTCATCTCAGCGAGGTCAAGGAGTTGAGCCTCATCACGATTAGCACGACGCTCACGACCAGCAATAGCTACAGGCTCATAAACCTGCTTAATTGCAAAACGGAAAGCGGTTGCATCGTCGATTGCTGAAAGGTCGAACGAATCGAAGCCGGAGTAGAATCCACCTACAGCCGTATCATTGTACATGATTGGCTTACGGAGTTCATATCCACCGGAAAATTTACGAATAAGTCCCTGCTCATCAAGCGAAGCCAAAAGCGGGTTGTGGTGAAGAACCTCATCCGCAATAGCGTCCGATTGATCAAACAGGGTAGTTACGATTGCTTCTTCAAGATTAGCCATTGTAGTTATCCCTTTAGTTTAAGGGACAACCGTGTTGGCTAATCTCCAGAAAGTCGACGCCGCAGGTTGTCCCGAATATCTTTCGTTACGATCCTGGGAGTTCCGCTACCAGCAGAGCCAGATATAGATTTTGCAGCGGCTTTTGCCTTTTGTGTGGCTACTTGCTGCTGCTGTATTACCGGCGTTGTCTGTAACTTTTGAGCTATAGACGCAAACGTCGGATTGCCGTTTACAACGTAATTATAGGCGGTTTCTAGGATCTCGTCGGTCGAGCTATACCTGCCTGTCGTTGCTAAAGCCTGTACCACGGGGGCCATTTCAGCTTCTAACTGCGCTGCTGTTTCAGGGTCACGGAACAAAGGCTTACGGCTTGTAAATGATTCTACAGCACGTTGATTCATGTACTCAACTGCCTTTTTCTCCTGTTCTTGCTGTATGGCTTTAAAACGCTCCTCAGCGATTTTTTCTGCGTCAGCCTTAGTAAGATAGTCGACTGGCTGTTGCTGCTCCTGCGTTTGATTTACAAGGTCAGCAGGGTTGAGGCCGTATGCTTCAAGCCATTCGATAGCCGTCTGAACTGGGTTGGCTTGCATGGCTTTGTCCCAGGCAATGGAACGTCGAGTTACATCGGCAACGCTAATTCCATCCTTGGCATAGTCCTGTTCGTATTGTTTGATAACATCGTAAATGCGGGAGTTTTGCTCACGAAGTTGATTAACTTCCTGCATCTTTTTGTCATACTGTGTGCGTGTTTCGTAAGCTCTACGATTTAGGTAGGATTGTAGGATATGAGCGTTTTCAGTGGTCGGATTAAGAAAAGCATCCTTTTCAGCGGCGTTCATGTCAGCCGGAGGAGCCAATGCAATGCGCTCTTGAATTTGTGGAGCCGCTTGCTCAACTACGGTGCTTTCTTGGGAGCTTTCGTTTGCGGGTTCCTCTACACTTTTTTCTTCTTTTTGGCTTTTAAGCTGCTTACTCAGACTTTGACGTATTGAAAGCTCTGCTGGCTCTCGGTCTACAACTACCTCGGTTGACTCAATGTCCTGCGTATTATCTTCCATTTCGATACCTATCGATCATAGTCTCTTTTAATTTGCTGACGAGATGACGTTCCGTAGCGCCACTTTCACGGTCGCTTTGGTATCCTCTATCGTAAGCGTCTCCAACTTCTACAGCGCCAGCAGCTCTATATGCTGCTCGCAATTTGCTTTTACTTGTATAAATTTCTTTTGGGTTTAATGGGTTTCTAGTGGGCTCCATCTCATCCTGAATAAACAAATCACGAGCATTTGATTCTACTCGTTTTTGTACTTCTTCTATAGGTACTACCTTTTGCTTCACATGGCAGTATTGAAATAGTCGATACTTACTCATTTAATCATCCATTAGCATAAACAATAGCAGCAATCTTGTTCGCTTTGCTTTTTCTTCAGCAACTAAATTATGCTCTTTTAAAAGTTTTTCTGCTACTTTTTTAGCAGCCAACGCTTCCTTTTGTCGACCAGCTAAAATTTGAGCTGCTAAAAACTCTTCTAATAATTCTTCTTCGGTTTTTTGCTTTTTACGACGTTTTAGCCCTCTGTCTAAAATGTCTGAGGTATCATTGCCTCTTGCCCCAAAAAATCCATTGGGCAATCCATAAAGTAAGTGTAGGTGATTTTGGAAACCTCCGTTAATCACTGTTGATACCAATAATAGGTTCTGCTGCAGGATCTGTTGTAACGGTTCTTGTACCTAGTACGGTTGTGTCATCTGATTTGGTGACTGATAAGGTAGCTCCTGAAACTTGGGTATTATGAACACCCTGCGCTACCATACCGTAGAGAGATTTTAGACTTAACGCATCTCCAGTGCTAGACGCTTCTACATTAGCTGTGGAGCGACGTAGGACGGTATCGGCAATTTCAACAGCAGTTGGGATACTACCTGACGCAGTAACAATAGTAGCGTTTGCTGATTGAATTAAGAGAGCTTGGACTCCGGCGCTGTAGGCGATGGGGTCTCCTCCTGGACCGCCGATGAGGTTGCCTCCTGCGACACGGGCAATATAATTACCTGGTTGGAAGTAAAGTTGCCACGCCCCCAATAATTCGACGGTGATGCCGACTTGGACACCTGGGCCGAGCGTATCAAGTCCCGATCCTTTTCCGATTCTGTCATAAATAATTCCTTCCTGTGATGCCTGAGCCAATTTTATTGCGTCATAAAGCGTTGAACAGTCAACATCAATCACACCGCTATCGACGGCGATTAGCGATGTCGCAAAATTAAACGTAAACGGCGCAACGTAATAGCTCATTATACATCCAGGTTACGGCTGGCATTTACACTGCCGCCAGCACTTGTTACCGATATTGTGGTCGTAAATGGAATAATTGGCGATGCTCCACTTCCCTGTCGGACGTCTACTCGACAGTTAAAGTTTGACGCATAAGTAAATGATACCGTTTCGCTTGTCGATGTTGTTGCTACGTCGATATACGGAACAAAGACATCATCAGCAGTTACTATATTTTGACTCAATGCTGGCGAAAGTCCGTTAAAGGTCTTAGTGCCAGCCGTGTAACTGGTGTAAGTGTACCGCTCGCCTTTAATACGAATCACACCGGACGCTGGTGTATCTGTTTTTATGGACTCTACAACCGTCAATGCGGTAGCTCCCGACGATGCTGCCACTGGCGTATATTCATCTTTCAATACTGCGCCTGAACCATTGTCACGAGCAACAAGCACTCGGTCGCCAGAAAGCAGATTTCCAACCGTAATAATTGCTACCGTTGGAGGTGTTTGAGTCGTACCGTCATGCGCTATTAGTTGGTACTTGGTTGCCTCTGCCGCTAATACTCCAGTCAGCCACCAGCCTTGAGCGACGAAGAACGTACCTCCGGCGAATGTTCCGAATGGAGCGGAAGGAATCTCTGTGTAAGCGACGTTTAAAAGCCTATAGCGCCACCCAGGGATGCTATTAAGCGTTGCGGCACTTGTCTCTCGTGTGAGGTACTGAAGGTATTGGTAAGCCTCCTGGAGCGTACAGCCGCCAGATAAAGCGATAGTCCCCTTGTATAGTTTAGAGCCGTTTCCATTCCCAAGGTCTTGAGTAGTATCACCAAATGTTACAGTGACTTTCGAGGAGAGAAGTGCGGCCTGCCCTTCTGTAAGCGTGATGGCTGAATCAACAGCAGTCGAAAGAGCTGCTGATGTCTCACCACCCGCTGAGAGGTTTACATCGAAATGGCTATAGGTTTGTCCCCATTTGCGAGAAAAGGCAGTTACGTTACCTGAGTCAATTAGAGAGCCGCCAGTCTTAACTTTTACAAGAATCTGGATATGTCCGTTTGACCAAAAGCTGGTGAGCTTATTGCCATTCTGAACAACGTATACAGGGGAAGCCGCAACAATACCACCGATGGTCTTCAGTCCAGAGTATTGAACGTTAGCGCCGTCCTGTTTGATGGAACCAAAGTTAATATACTGCGCCGCATCGTCG